GGGATGCAGGAGATGACATTAATCCCATAATTCTTACTTCTTTTTATTTTTTTTATCTTTACTAATAGTGATAATCATAGTTCCACCATGACCTCTTTTAGTTCTTTGAACTTTACCACCATATTTATATTTGCCTTTGTTTGCTATTTTTCCACCAGGCATTGCTTTTTTCATTGGCATATTTTTCTCCTTATAATATTATTGCTATAACTAAAATAACTCCAACAGCAATAACAACTTTTTTATGTTCTGTATAAAAATGTTTTGCTTCTAAAGATATTGCTTTTAATTTTTCCATAATATTTCCTTATGATTAAATGATAGGGGATATTGCTATCCCCTACCAAAGTTATTATTAGTCTACGAAAACCATACAAGAGCCAACTGCGTCACCTCTTAATAATTTTCTTCCATATACATGAAGACCTCTAACTACATCTGCAAAAGTAGTTGGACTTCTGAATGTTTCAACTGTGTTCATTGCTGAAGCAGCAGCCATTCCACTCATGTGTCCGAACATACATACTGGGTGATTCCCTGCTGGGTATCCACCACCATTGTGTTTTTGAAGATTGTTAGATTTGTACATTTGGAAACCTCTAACTAAACCAGAAGCAACTAGACCATTTCTTAAAGAACCTTTACCTGCATTGAAATCAATTGATAAAAGTTTAGAAGAAGTATCTGCTAATTGGTTGTAGAATGAAGGAGCTGCAACCCACCATCTGTTATCTTCAGCATTATTTGCTTCATCCATAACTTGAGCTGCGTCATTCATAATAGTTAAAGGGTCAACTTCACCTGCTGCATGACCTATATCAATAGGAGCAGCAAGACTACCAAACTTACCAGCATTTGCTGCTGTAGTTAGTAACCCTGTACCTGCTGTTCTAGCTTCTGTATCCATATGAGAAAGAACTTCAGTATCCATTACATCTTTCAATTTGTAAGCTGCATTGTCTGAAGCTATTGATTGAAAGTTAATGTGACCGAATCTTTTTTCTAATGAATCGATTGCAAATTGAAATGCATTTGCTTTATCTATAACTAGAACTAACTCTTCGTCTGTTAATAGGGTAGCATTAGCAGAAATGTCTTTTGCTCTGTCATATGCTACTGTTGATATTTGAGGTTCTTTAACAATGTTAACTGTATCACCGAATGATTTAATTTCACCCATGTAATCAGTATTACAGATTGCTTCAACTGTAGAAGCTTTTCTGAATGCTATCTGAACCTTTTTACTATAGATTTCAGGAACCCAAAACTGGTTTGCCTGACCTGCTGTAGCTGGATTAAAGTTAGCACCAGCTGCGTAAAAGTGTGCCATAATAGTTTTCCTTTTATTTGTTTACTTGTTGATAAAAAAGAAAATAAACTATTTATTAAACAGTCTACCTTCTCGTTGAGCTGTCACAATATCTTTTTCATATTGTTCAAACTCAGCATCAGACATATTCTTAATATCTGATACATTGAAAGTCTGCTGTCCTCCTGTTGGTTGTCCAATTTGTTCTTTAGTTTTAACTAACAAATCAGCACCTGCATTTGGTTGCTTTCTTTCAGTAGTAGTTTTTTTATCTAATCCAAGTCCTCGGTCTTTCTTATACAGGTCGACTGCTCTTGCTGCAAGTTTACCATTATTGTTGTTCTCATAAATCCAAGATTTAATTTCCATTGGCTGTTCTTCTGCCCAAGCATGAAAATCATCCGATTCTTTAATCTCATTAAAGTCTGGATGAAGTTTCGATAACTCTAATTGAGCTTCACGAGCTGCCAAAGTATCATTCTTTTTTTTAAGAGCTTCAACTTCTTCTTGTAAACTTGTCATCTCATTACGAGATTGCAAGTGAGATACAGTTTCCACAACTCCATATATGTCAGGATATTCTTCTTTAAAGACTTTTAATTCTTCTTCAGATTTAGGTGGTGTATACTTAGGTCGGTTTGCTTGAAGCTGTGCTTTAAGGTCTCCTTCTTTAGAGTTCCACTCTCCTAACTTCCTATCATAATATCGTTTTAGGTCGTCATATCTTTTTTTGTAGTCAACTTTTGAATAAGGTTTAGTATCAGCAGTATTAAGTGCTGATTCCTGTAAAGACTTATCCGAAGTAGCCGAATTTAATTCAGTATTAACATCTGGGTTAACATTACTGTTAGTAGCATAGTTAAAACCTGTACTAATATCGGTGTTGGCATCTGCTGGTCCTTCGTCTGCACTCCGAAAAGTTTTTGGCATAAGTTCTTCCTTGTGCCAGTATTTTTCTTTGTTATAAGGATTCGCTTTGACTTCCTTAGTTTGTCCTTCGTCTTCTTTCATATGTCCTCCTTTAGGGCTTCTTTAACTGTGAAGGTAGCTAAAATTTGGTTATTGATTGAAAACAAAACTACAAGGGCTTTTATTTCTAAAAGGTAGCTTGTTTATTCTTAGAGTACCACTCTAAAAATTCTGTTATGCCATTAAAGAATCTGTTTCTGCAACTGCTGCAGCATCTTCTTCTTGGCTTATTTGTCCAGCATCATAATCTGCTTCTGCTTGTTTCATCATCTTTCTTAATTTGTCTACACCAATATTCTTAACTGCTTTGGCTGTAAATACAAATTCTCCATCTGATAAAAGTGCTGGAATTGAATCTGAAGTTCCATCTCCTGGTCCTTCTACTAATTCATCTTCTGTAAATTCTGTTGCAACTATCTTTGGAATAATTGCTTCTAATTCTGGATGCATTTCTACTGCTTCATCTAATGCATTTTCTTCTTCTTCTGTTAATGCTGATGTATCTAATACTGAATCATAATCCATATCATCTTCCATCTCATCTTCAGCAGTCATTTCCATATCAGTTTCTGCTATTGCATCTTGTTCTTCCATGCCCATTGGTGATAATAAAGATTCATCTTCTACCATATCACCTTCAGCATATGCTTGATAATCTTTTCTTTCTTCTCTTCTTCCAACTGCACCACCAATATTTAAAGCTAGTGGTGTTTCTTCTGCTATTTGATTTTCATCCATATATCCACCAGTTGCTGCTCTAACTTTACTTTTCATAGATTCTAATTTTTGAATTTGATTATCTATCTTTTGATGTTCACTTGGTTCAAGAACTTCTTTTTGTAATTCTAATTTTTTAATTTGTTTATCAATTAATTGGTCTTTTGTTGAATCTTTTGCTAATTGATTTCCTGGTAAAGGATAACCATCATCAGGGTCTCTATCTTCATCAGTAGGAAAATCATTAGGGTCTATTCTTTTCATTAAAGCAACATCACCTCTATTAAATCTTGTTCTTGATTTAGATAATAATCTAGAAGGTAAACCTTGTCTTGCTGATTCAGGAGTATTTACATCATATGGAGAAATACCTGTTTCTTTTTCTTTATCAGCTTCTTGTTTAGCAATAAATGGTGGCATAGACATAAGTCCACCTGTAGCCATACTAATAGGTTTTTTCTTCTTAGAGTACATATTTTTTATCCTTGTTTGTTTATTATAACAATAGAAAAGTGTTTAGTCAACACTATTATTTAGTATTTCCTTAACTTGGTTCGGAAGGTTCTTCAACCTGTCCAGAAAAAGCCATCTCCCCTGGCATTGCTGGATTGTTTGTTGGGTCAATCCCCTCGCCATTTCCTGAGTTGTTTGGTTCTGTACCTTGTCCAGGTACTCCTCCAGGTGTTTCCATTCCTGGCTGTTGACCAGGGATAGGAGCTTCTTGGCTAGTTCCTTGTTGAGCATTTTGGTATCCTATAATTTTAGCATAAATTTCTGCTTCATCTTTTGAATTAATTATTTCATCAGGGTCTAAATCTAAAGAGTATGCTAACTCTTTTATTACTTCTGATATTCTAACGAATGGAGCAATAGATGGATTTTGAATTGTTTGTAAGAACATAGTTAATCTTTGAGACCTAACTTCTTTTCTCATTAAAGAAGAACTACCTGTTGCTTTAATTTCAAAATCACCTAATATTGGTAAATCACCTTCATAGAATTGCATATTCCATTGGAACATAGCTTCTCCTAAAGGTTTAATTAAGCTGTCATCAATATTTTTAATGACTGTTTTAATATTTAAAGATGCAGCACCCATAAGCATTGACATACCTGATGCTGTTCTAGTCATACTTTGTACTCCAGTTTGACCATGAGAGTAAGAAGGTATACCTGTTGATTCATCTGCAAGTTGTCTAAATC